CGTTGAGAAGATTGACTTCGTGTAGCTTGCCTCGTAGGAGCTGAACAGCCTGACGATATTCTGCAAGTTCCTTCTCAAGTGAAGCCATTTTTTCGGATGATGCCTTTTCCTTTTCATCTTCGGCTTCCAATTCTCTGAGAATTTCTTCTAAATCAAGTTCTTCTTCACCTTCTTCTTCGTGACCTTTCATTGCTTCACCTTCTTCGCCTTCCAACTTTGGAGTTGCTGGGTCGGTGACAAACTTATTTACATCTGCTGCGGTATGTGCTTCATCTTCTTCGCCAATGTGTGAAGATTTGGCTGGAACTTCTGGCTTAAGTGTACCTGCTTCTGGTTCTTCTGCTGGATATGCTTCGTCGGTTTCTTCTTCCTCTTCGCCTTCCATACCTTCACTCCAACCTTCTTCTACTTCTTCCTCTTCACCTTCTTCTTTACCGAAGGCCTTCATATCTTCTTCTAATTCCTTGATTACTTCATCAAGGTCAAAATCTGCTTCTGTCCAATCTTCATACCAACCTTCTTCGCCATCATGATGAGATTCTGGACCGTCGCCGATTTCTGATGAATCTTCTGCTTCGGCAGATGGTTCCTTGTTGTCACCTGCGCCGATATCAGAAGTATCCATTGGGACTTCTGATGACTTATGTTCGCCTTCTGCATCTTGGAATCCAACTTCCTTAGCAGTTTCCGTCTTTGGAGCAGTTGGAGTTTCCTTTTCTGCTTCTGGTGCTTCTTTTTCTTCTTCGTCATCATGTTCCATGCCTTCTGCTTCGGCACGGAGTCTACGTGAAATCATAGACTTAATTGCTGGTGTGAACGTTTCTTCTAGTGAAAGCTTTGCATTTTCAATTGCAGTTTGACGAACTGCTTCTGCATCTGCGATTGCTTCACGAAGAAGTTTGTTCGTGAATTCCGATGTTGCCATATAAAATCTCTCCTGATGAGAAAGAATGACTATTTTAAGTCATTAATACGTAATGGTATAACAAAAATCACACCCCACTAGAGGTGTACTATTAAATATATATTACTGTTTTTTTAAAAACGTCATTTTTTAACTAAAACGTATTATTCTGCTTCTTCTGTGCTTTACTCTCTTCTCGTTTTCTACGACGAAGGGCGTCTTGACGTTTTTTAGCGAGTCGTTTTGACCGCTTCATATGAAATTCTTTCTTCTTCAAGTCTTCCATCAATTCAGCACGTTTTACTTGTTTTGTAAACTGTTGTAGTGCTCTATCTAAATCTACTTGCTTATCACCTTTAACTTCAACGTACATACAACCTCCAATTATTTTGTGACCATTTTATATGCGACTGCGACCATCTTATCAATGGATTCGTTTACGAACTTTTTTCTGTTTTCCGTAGTTAATTTATGCATCACGGTGACCAATAACTTAGCGGTGTACCCATCTATGTATTGCTCATCTACTTTTCCAGGCTTTCCAGTCTGTGCAATATGTAATATTGTTTTTACCTTTTCTGGTTCCTTGGTATCTTCCATATTAGTGTGAAACCCCCAAGGACCAACATTAAATATTTCTGTAAATATGGAAGGATGCATTTCTCTAAATTTTCTCATCAGTATTCCCGCAACTGCATTTGCTTCATTTTCTGACGGAGAACCAGTACCACCGTCTAACGTTCTATTTTCAATACGTTGTTGGTGATGTACTAATTCATGTGCTAATGTACGTAATACATCTACGGGGTGTCTAGACCCTTTAACAACAACGATTTCGTCGGTTTGAGGATTGTATGTACCAAATGTTAAATGTTCAGCACCATACTCATCACCCACAAATTTAATTCCTGCGGGTAACGATGATAACTTTAATTCTTCGGTAACAAATTTAATAAATTCCTTCGCTAGTTTCATTTTACTTCACTAAGGAAATCGTATACAAGTGAATCGATGCGTGAATATGGGGTAACAATTTGTGAACCTTTATTTTCGTTGATGAATGCACCATGGGTACTTGGATTACTTACGATATCAAAACAGATGAGACTGAAATCGTCTTGGACTTCAACTGTATTTTCGCCCATTTGACGAACTGACCCCATACCTCTTGAGGATACTCCAAGACGGATATTATTCTTGATTAGTTCACGAACGATATTACCCGATGGTGTTGAAAGAACTTCAATATTTCCACGAACGTCTTGACCCTCAAACCAAAGTTCTGTGACGTTACAGCATACATTCTTTAAATTTACAATTGGTGATTCTGGGTGGTCGAGTTCACCTAACGCACGTCGTTGTGCGACAAAGTTTTCTTTGTATAATCCAGCTTCACGTTGAAGAATTTCACGGGGATATACACGACCGTTTTGGTTTTTTGCTTCGGCACGTTGAAGAAGAACATTTTTTAATACGAGCGGTTTAGTAACATCTGCCGCTTCTGCCAAAAGTTCTTTTCCATATTGGATGACGTTATATTCCACTAATAAGTTCTTCATATTACTTTCCTCGGATTTCACGAATTTTCCCTGCTAGATGAAGCAACCGTGCTTCCAACTTTAACAACCCTTGTTGGGTTCTACGATATAATGCTTCTCCGGCAAGACCAGATTCTTTTTGTAACCGTGTATTTAAACGAATCATCCGTTCGATTTCTTGAAGGTTTTTATTTGCCTCGGAGATTGCTTTGGCAATTTTTTGCGTTGGTGTGGAACTAGTATCGTTTTTATATTCGTGATACCGAACTTTGCCCTCTGCTAATCTATCTGCAGGAGTGTTTAATTCTTTTTCTCCACGTGGAGTTAGTTGATATCCTAATTGAGTAGCAACTCCTCTACGTTTTGCTTTATTTTTAGCAGCATGCCCACTAAAAGCAAGTGGTGTCAAATATGCTCCTGCGCCAGCAGAAGTACTGATTTCTTGTAATCTTGTCAATTCTTCTTGAACAAGTTTACGAATCATTTCACGGAGTTTTTCTTCATTAGTCATAGGGATTTAAGTTCCTTAAGAATTTCATATCCGATTAATAATGCGGTCATATGATTTTCCTTGATAGTATTTGCGGTTTCTACTTTACTTAATTGTGCGACGACTTCCGCCAACTTAATACGGACCACTTTATCCGTGACCTTTTTTGAATATTGTGCAACTTCTTTTGCTAATCGACGACTTTCGTTCTGTGTGTATGTCTTTAATTTTGACGTATTTGAGATATTAAGGATATATTCTTGGAGTAATTTCTTTTGTGCTTCATCCAATCCCTTGTACTTCTCATTAAAACGTTCTACTAATATCTTATACGATAAATAACGAATGTCATCATCTTGACTACGAATGATATTTGCTAATTCAGTACTCTCTTTAATTTCTTTATTTACGGTTTTCCCAGATAGATGTTCTACAATAGTAAATTGACTACTTGCCAATTCTTCTATTGTAGTAACTTCATTTAACCCGTTTACAGAGGCATCGAAGTTCTTATAAATTGATGCATAAATTTTATATGAAGGAATACGTGCGGCAAAAAATTCCTTCAAATCAAAGTTCTTTTTAATTTCTTTTATTAAAAGATATTTTTGTGTATCAAGAACGTGTTGGTCAAGTTGTTTACGTTGTTCTGTGACCAACTTTAAAAGTTGAAATGCCTTTTGTTCTGACAAGTTTTGTACATTGAAGAACGCACGGTATAACATAAGTTCTTTTCCCAATTCTTTTTTAGAATTGAAGAATTCTCTCATCAACTTAACCGCAACCCCATTTTGCTTGTTTTCCATTACATCAGAAGTAATCTGACGTACAAGGAGTTCAAACAAAATACCGGTGTTTCTCAACTTATTATGCTTAATACTAGATTTCATAAAAAATTCCGCTATAAGTGGATAAATACCTTATCATATTTAAATAGTATGTAACTTCTTAGTCCGTTAATTTTTCGTCCATATCCAGAATGTTTTCTTCACTTAAGATATTGGGAGTTTGGGTAGGGTTTTGCTTTTGTGAACTTAATTGTTTGATAAGGTTTGATATTTCTGTATTTTCTAGGGAAAGTGGTGATTTCTTGGACGGCGCTCTGCGTTGAATACGTCCCTTTAACACATCCGTGTTTTCTTTATGTCCAAGTGGGTCACGACCACGTGGGTGACTATCTTGCCCATATGCCATACCAGTTTTAGGACGACCTATCTTGGCTTCCTCTAAATCTGCTTCATCCATTTCGGACTCTTCTTCTGCTGGTTGTTCTAGTGACGCTAAAATCTGGTCCACATCATCCATCGGTTCCTGCGGTTCTTCCGCTGGTTGTTCGGCCGACGGTTCTGCAGGAACTTCTCCTCCGGCGGCAGGTTGTTCTGGTTGTGGTGGTTGGGCAGCTTGTTGCTGCTTTGCATCCAACTTCCCTAGCATTTCCACATCTTTTTCTACACCTTCTTGTTCCTTTTTTGCATCATCTGGTGCAATTTGCAGAACATTGTGGTAAATCCATTCACGTGATAGGAACTTACTATTGACCATATCATTTGCTAATTGAATCTTTTCCTTCCATAAGTTCAACTTTTCTTGTTCGTAAATGACGGATGGTGAGGTCATTTCTAATTCAAAGTCAATAAGTTCTTCGTCAGTAAATCCTTGAACATACAAATGAATGATAGCAATCTTAGTAAGTTCGGACACCACAATACGTTGTATACGTTCAATGGTACGAGCGAAACGAACGTCTTGCGCTGCCAACGATGCTTTACCACTGTTATCTTCTTCGTACCCAAGGAATGATTTTGGTACTTTAAATGCTGCCATCAATTTGTTACGGAGATATTCAATATCCTCAATTGCATTGAATTGAAGGCCTGGAAGATTGGTAATATCTGTACCAGAATCCTTACCACGAACTGGAAGATAAAAATCTTCAGTAATGTTCATCATATTATAACGGAGATTATAATCTCCCGTTTTTGGGTCCACCAACGGTACTTTTTTCATACGGTCAATGATACGTTGCATATGTGTATCAATTTCATTCGGTGGAATATTTCCAATGTCTACAAGCACTTTACGTTTATCTGGAGCACGCATGATGCGATGAATCAACATTGCGTCTTCCATTAATTGGAGTTGCTTCCAAACACGCCGACCACCTTCTACCATACTCTTACCGTATGGGAGGAAGTTAGTATCAGACAATAATCTAAAGTGTGCTACTTCATAATTGTCAAGGTCTTTTTTACCGATTGCTAAAAAGTCATTTTCAATCTTAAACTTGACAGAAAATGGATTGTCTGGGTCTTGACCTTCAACACGGATAGTTTCATACACAGAAAGAGGAATAGCGTTAACTACACCATATTCTGGGTCAATATCAAGGAATAAAAAGAAGTCTCCATACTTAGCCATGTTTCTGACCCACGGCCAGAGATTGAATTCAACATTCAATATATCATAGAATAAGTTATGGAGAATATCTTGGATTTGGTCGTTCTTTGAACGAATACTAAGTATTTGACCGAACTCATCTTTTACGGTTGATTCGTCTGCATAGATATCCATGACCGATGAAATGATTGGGTCATTGTCCATCATATCATAGTCACGGAATAATTGTAAACGTGACCCTTGGAACGCTGCTGCGGATTCGTATCTACCACCGGCTGCACCATATCCGCCGGTCATAGAAGAATATACACGATGATATCTATCAATACCTCGTCTATTGACGAATGATTGAACGTTATCGGTATCCGCTACCCGTAAGCGTTTTCCACCCACATTTCGGACAACTGTATTTGTTGCAAACAGTCTCCGTAATCGGCCGTAAATACTAGTATCTGCCATAACCCCTCACTTAAATGAGAATAGTGTCGATTGCATTAGCCAATGGCCATACATCGACATCTTTATTTTCTTCTGCAATATCTTCTGCAACAAGTTTAAATTCTGCCACTTTACCTGCCAATACTAAATTTAATAACTTCCAATGTTCGTGATTGAAAATCGTATATGGAGTCATATTTAAACTTTCTGCTAATTGTTTTAACTCAACATAAATTTCGGCAAGTTTCTTTTGTTCCTTTTCACTGAGCTTTGGTGCTAAGTTTTCAAGAACAGCCTCAACTCTCATCAAATTTACTCGTTGTGATACCATTGACGTATCTTCTTGAATTAAATCTCTCATACGAATACTCATTTTATTTCTCCACATACTTCTTCAGTAATGTATAATATTTTGGGTTCTCTGTCAAGTGCGCTGCAGCAATTTTTGCTGTTTTTACCGCATTTCCATTGGTAACATTTTTATGTTCCATTTCTACATTCATTCCTTTATGAAATTCTTCTGGGTCAAATTTATATCCCATCTTTTTCATAATAGCGTCGGATATCTTTCTGGAGACTTTCATATTACCACTTCCGACACGACCAATAACGTGCTTTGGTACGTGGGCCTGGGTTAGTGTCACAACGATGTCTTGCACGGAAACTGCGACGACGAGCCGGATTTGACTTTTTAATTTTCATAGTCTTGTCACCAAAGTTCACTTTCTTAATATTTCCGGTCTTTGGGTCACGGACGTATACTTTGAATTTCTTTACGTCCCCACGCATTGGCTTACCCAAAGAAACTTTATGACCTTGGTATTCTGCTTCATCTAGTGGACCAAGTTTCTTACGGATGATATATTCTGCCAAACAACGAGGACAAAACTCATTTATTTCATCTACATTTTCTTCTAAGTTTGCAGTATTTACTTTTAAACTTCCAGTTGCTTTAGCAGCCTTATATCGTTTAGATAATTCTCTTCTTTTTTTGAGAAAATCATCGGTGGCGTCAACCTTACCGTCATTATTAATATCGGAGTCTTGTTGACCAGGTTTATCTAGTTTTTTACCCAATAACTTAGATACTTTTTCTTCGAGAGGAACACAATTAGGTACCATTTTACCATTCACTTTTTTCATCCCAACTTGTTTGTACCCTTCCCAACAGGCTTCATTTAAGTTTTTCATATTATTCTTCCTTTTTCTTAAATGTGGATACCATTGTTGGTTTTCCACCTGGGTTTCCTGCCTTTCTCTTACGAACAACAGCTGACCGTTTTTCCCCCTTACTCATTGCGGCTGCTGACCGTGCTGGTCTACATTTTGGATATTTAGCAGAACCACCTTTACGTTCTTTACTACCAGCAGAAGCTCCACACGGTGGATGCTTACCGGTCTTGGGGTCTTTACGAGAAATGTCTACCCACTTTTGACGAAGCCACTTACCAAGTTCTCCTTTGGTCTTTGTTTTTTCGTCAAGGTCAATAGACACCTCTACAAGTAAATCAGTGAATCGTATCATACTGGTTTGGATTTGGTTTTACCACCACGCTTTCGTTTACGACGACCTGCGCAATGGGCTCGTTGGCTGAAACCTTTGGGGTTACTGCAGTCAATAGACTTCTTATATTTCTTAGTCCAAGTTTCTGGAATAAGGTCTATTAACTTAATCACTTCTTTCCCTTCTTCCATCCACCACCCATACTCTTGTACTTCTTTGCTGCCCAAAGATTGGCATACGCAGATGGGTAAACCTTGAACTTTGAACGAGCGGCTGCTTTAGCCTTTGCCCACTTATCGGGACTAGTTGGAATGTTACGTTCCAAAATATCACTGATACGGGCACTTCGTACTGCTAAGTCTTTTGGGTCTGTTTCTGGCATTTCTTCTGGTGCTTCTTGACCAAAATCTGATTTGGTTTGAGGAAACGTTGTACCGTCTGGATACGCTTCTGGAAAAAAGTCTCTGTATTTCATATTACTTGAGGAACTTTAACTTATAGATAGTACTGGAGATTAATCCAGAAATTTCATCTACAGTGTTGTTTAATTCACCATCTTGTGGAAGTTGACCACGTAGTTCGTCTACAAATTTTTGTAAACCCATAAAATAGCTGACCGTTGAATCATCTTCTAAAATGGTATTACTTGGCTTGTAGCCTTTTAGAATACCATAACGACCTTGATAAGATTCTACGTAGGTATCAACCAAGTCCACAATATCTTCATAATATCCTTGTAACGCTTTATGCGCGGCAAATGAAGGAGTTTGGAGATGAAAGATATGTGCTTGTTCTCTACTGGACAATAAAATAGAGATGAACTTAACAACCGGTTCCATTATTCTTCTCCTTCCTTCTTATGCGAATGATACCCCTTCTTCTTCATCCAGTGGGCAAGTGCCCAAGGATTATCAATTTCCTTGTGCTTTTTCATAGCAAGAACAGTCTTTTCCCACCCTTCTGGTGCCGCTTCATTCACAACTTCCTTCATTGCTGCCATGTCTTGGTCCACTGGCTTATCTGTTTTTTCTTCTTCACCGTATTCGTGGTAACTAGTATTTGCTTGGTCAAGATTATTTTCGGCAACTGCAATATGGTCTTGAATCCATGCTGGGATATCTTTTTCTTCTGTTCCAATCTTACCCTTTAGTTCCGTTGCGTGTTTGATAATTGAATCAAGAGTTTTTGCTGCCATAGATACTTCGTGGTCTTCACCACTACCTTCATTTTTCATTGCCTTACCGATGGCGTCACGACGATTCTTTAGATACTTGTCGGATGAATCTACATCACCATCATTATCAATATCTGCATCTTCTTGTCCAACTGGGTCAAGTTCTTCTAACATTGCATTAACTTTAGCAAGTTGTTCTTCGGTCAAGTTTGCTTCTTCCTTTAACTTACGAAGGGTCATTGCGAGACGAGCACGTTTTCCAAGTTTACCACCCTTTTCTGCGGCAGCCTTTAGGTCAGCAGCGGGAATCTTTTCACCGGCGGGTACACCAAGTTGCTTATGGAGTGCACCTGGTTTTTCGATTGCCTTTTGAATCCACTTTTCTTCTTCTTTAAGTGGTTGTAAATCAACCAATCCTGTCAATCTAATCATAGTATTCTCCGACTACTTGGTATATTATTTGTTTCTTAGTGCTGCTGCTGATGCTGCGGCCCAAAGGTATGACTTCCAGTCTTGACCGTGTGCCTTTCTAAAGCGACTTACGGTTTTTTCACTCTTTTCCATTTCTCTACCGATTCTGTCACGTTTTTCGATTTGACTCTTGGTCATTTTACGTGCACCTTTTCGATTGTATGGGGGAGGGACCGATTTTTCGTCCAAACATCCTTCTCCTTCACAAATTTCTTCGTGAGCCAATTGCGGGTCTTTGTGTGGATTTAAGTGGTCATCGCCTGGTGTCATATGTCCTTCGCGCATTTTTTCGAGTTCTTCCCGAATAATATCACGAATCATATTCTTAAATTCTTCTTTTTTCATACTTTATCCCGAAAAAATGGTATATAAAGACACTACTATATAAGTATAACGTATTTACAGTAACCACCGTAAATTTTCTTTTTCCTGACCAATTTGCATCTCATAAGGATTGTGGTTCATGTGGTTGGAACTGTATACCATTGTCCCCAACTGATACTTTGCCTTATCTATGGCTAATTTAGTCAGTTCTATCCCTTCTTGACGTAATCTAAGGGCAGTATCCCGTACCCACAGTCCAATACACAATGCCAGCACTAAATCGTCATTATAGCCAGACAATGCCTCAGGACGGGCATTTTTCCAAATAAACGTTTCCAGTTCTGCTATCATCCGACTTGACCGAATAGTAAAAGAGGTATCCAACATATACTCTTTTAACCGATTAATAATAAGTGGTCTGGTACGTTGGGAAATCATAAACCCCGGTACCATTCCCCGTTCTTCCTTATGGTATTTGCCCGTCAATTGGTGTTCTACGTCCACATATTGTAAATCTCTGGACATATAAAAGAGATTTTTATAATTACGGTCAATAATCTGCTGGATTGCATTCCACCCGATACTACTGTTATCTGGGATGAGGAGGGCGTCATTATATTGGGTAGCGATAGACACCAACATATTCCCAAACTGTTTAGTTTCCACCTTTCCTTTGTATTCTGCAACTTGTGCCGACGCTTCTATATCAATTACGTGAAATGTGGAATAGTCCTCTCCATCTCCACGAGAAACGTCTGCACAGACAATATACGATTTTGATGAATGTGGATATTCCCAAACCCAGAGATTACCATCAAATCCTTCTTTAGATATGGGTTCCTGTACATATGTTTTTTTGTAGAACTCAAGTATTTCTGCTGGAATGACATTATTACCGGAGAAGATAAAAGACGCATCATGTTCTTGAATTGCCTGCATTTCACCCATCAGTTCCGTCTGACGGTCACGCCATGCTTGGTCACGTTCTGGATGAACTCTCCAATCTAATAAAATAGGATTGAAATTATTGGTTTTGGTTTCCGCTTGCTGCCACATCTTGTGGAAGAAATTACCGACACCGTTTGGGGTAGATAATAAAATTGCCTTTCCACCAGTTGACAACGTACTGGATGCTGCGGTCCAGATGATGTCTGCCGCATCAATGAACGCTGCTTCGTCAAGAATCAAAAGAGACAGTGCTTCAGAACGACCTGCATCTGGTGATGATGCAACTGCTTTAATTTGTGACCCATTAGCGAACTGTAGTGACAACTTGTTATTGGTAACAATAGACCCACGTAACCAGACTGGTAGGTTATCGTGCATGAACTTAACTTTAGTCACCAAGTTTTTTGCGGTTTCTTGTTTTGTTGCAATAACTAGAATATTTTTGTCTTTGTGAAATAACATCAACCACAAAGCATATCCTGCGACTAATGTGGAAATACCAATCTGACGACCTTTGAGAACGATATTATAATCGTGATTTTCAAAGTCTTTTAGAGCATCTTTTTGATAATGATATAAATCAAACAACACCCGACCACGAATCGGGTGTTGAATATAGGAATACCGTGACAAAAAATAGTCTGGATTGATTGCACACTTCTTAAATTCTTCTTTAATCTTGTCACGTAACTGTTGCGCCGTAGCGTTCATAAAAACCTCTTAAAGTACGAATACTTTCAATAATATTCCACCGATGACACCACCGACAAATACTTGTGTTCTGGTAATCTTTGGGAAGATTGGTGGTTTTGGTGGAGTTGGTATATTTTTGACCACTTGTTGGAGACTATCACGGGAAAGTGTTAAAAGTGTGATAGTTGAATCTTTATTTACAATTGCGTTGTTTAAATTTTCAATTGCAGTTACTTGACTACTGATTGTTACGGTTTGTTGACTGATAATAGAATCTTGTTTAGGAATAATTAAACGTGCCATTTCAGTTGAATCCGTAATAGTCTCCTTTAACGAGTCTAAATCCTCACGTAATGCTGCGGTTCTGGTACGAGATAATAGTGCTGCTTGTTGAGCAACTTCTGCTCGTGATATTGCTGCACGAGCGTTATTTTCTTGTATAACAATCTCGGTAGCGAGACTGTCGGCATACTTAGATGCAAGTTCTGATTGTTGTTTGAATTCTCTCATTTGGGCTAGGTAAGATTGTTCTTTTTTGTCAAAATAACTTGTATTGACAACCATTACTATTGCAAATGTTGCGAGTGCAGTGAGAACCAGTTTAATATACGGCATAAGAGCGGTTAATGTCTCAGCCGTTAGTTTCGTTGATTCCAGAAACTTTTTCACCTTTGGTTTCATCTTCTTCCCCCGTACCATATTGTTGAATCTTTTCTTCAAGTATTCGTTTTAATTCATTTATATCGGCCATGATGTCTGATTTTACTTTATCAACATTCACATCCCATCGTTCTACCATAAGAATTTTAGTATCATCTGCATCAATAAATTCTGGTTTGGTAAATGTATCGTGATAATTTTGTAATTCGTCAATTTTGTCCGTAATACTCGCAATAAAATTACGTAACATTAGTTTACGTTCATACTCTTCCCACTTACCTTCACGGCGAATTTTTGATTCATCACTGATTACACAATCCATACAATGACCACGAATTCGCCAAAATTTAACATCAAACCTGTGGTTTAGTGGTTTACTACAACGAGGACACCAATAAGGAGTTTTTGCGGAATCTAATTTTGTGACGGTCTGACGTATACCGTTTTTTATAGTCCATTTCTTACCTGCGGCGTCTTCCCATACATCTCCCTCGTTGCGAGTTGGTTCTGGCTCACCTCTCCAACCAAAAATCAACTTATCTCCTTCTTTTTTCATTACTTCATTAACTTTTCTACGAACATTACTTAATGCTTCTTCATTCTTCATAATAACCTCATTTACTTGCAAAAGTTTGTGCTGCTTTTTGTGTGCGGAAATATCTAATTTGCTTCTTACTATTTTTTCCACCATATAAACCACCTGTTGTTTTCCAAGTTTCTCCTGGTTTATAATCACCTGGTGCTTTTGGTTTTTCTGGTGCTTTCTTTTTTCTTTCTTTCTTTTCTGGTTTACCGTGTGTGTCGGTAATCTTACGTTCTTCTTCTGATTTTGTAGTTGTTTTCACTATTTTACTGAACACATCTTGGTCAAACTTACCGTATACTTTGGTAAATATTTCTTGTTTTGCACGGTCAGTAATATTTGGGTCACCAAATACTGCTCGTAATTGTGTTCCACTAATATTTTTTCCATTGACAGTAAGTTGCATTTCTGGAGCAACAATAAAGTATCCTTGTTCTTCGTACCCCTTTGTGGATGTATTTGGGTCGTATAGTGAAAAGTATTTACCACCCAACCGTTCTGCGTCTTTTTGACTGACTGCGGTGACATATGTTGTTTCTGGTGGAAGACTTTGAAGAATTTCTACAGGCGCATATGGATTTTTAACCTGAACAATCATTTCTTCTGGTATGTCAAACATTCTTGTCATAATGTCTTCTTTGTCTTTAAATCGGAACGGTGATTTACCTGCTTCAGTCTTATCACTGGTTGCGATAAATACATTATCCTTTCCAAACTTATCAACTAAAGACTTATAAATACTATAATGTCCAGAATGGAATGGTTGGAATCTACCTGTAAAGATTGCCACAGTTCTATGAGTTCCTGGCTTTGTGGCAGGAGCTTTTGGTGGTTCTTCAGTAGTTCTTTCTGGTTCTGTTTCAACTACCTTTGCCTTTCCCTTATCAAACTTTAACGTACCAAGAATTTGATTAACTGGGGCAAATGTTCCTGTGAACTTATAAGGCTTTCCTTTATAAATAAACACCACACCTTCGGTTGGAACTATATTATCAATTCCCAAATCTTCCAGTCGTTCAACTTGTTGTTGAAGTACTGCAAGTTTGTTTCGGTCGTCTGCGGCACGAATTTGAGAAATAGCACTCAATACTTCTTTTTTAAGTTCTGCTGTCATTTTTGGATTATTAGCAGATAAGAAATTGGTGACACGACGAAGTGAATGAACACCTACTTGAAGAAAAATTCTTTCAAGTGGACGAACCGCTTGCTTTTGATAATTTTTTAACTGTGTTGCTTCAAACTCTCTGAAAAATCTTTTCTTTTCCTTGTCGTCAATGTCCTTGACACCAAAACTCTTACTTCCTGTTGCCCAACGGTCAATTAATCCTTGACGTTCTTGACGAGTCCACTCAATACCCATGTTATCAATTTCACGACCCCACCATGCCTTCTTATAATCTTCAATCGTACTGGTATCATTTAATTTGAATTCTCTCTGCATACGAGAAATGCGTTTACCGATTTCCTTCATTAACTTCTTGTTTTCTACGGTGTCTGCATCACTAAAACTAATAGTTTTTGGACCAGAAATACCGAATGTATTCTGTTGTTGTGCATTGACTCTGGTTAACTCATCTGATAAGGTGCGGCCGTCGTCTATTGACCGACCAGTTTCGTTTCCTTCATTATCATAAGCGACGGAGCCGTGAAACACCAAAACTGATTTATCGTAAGGAATGACATTCTTGGTGTCAGGAAAAATGATTTCCACATTCATGAACTTCCCACCTTCATCAAACATTTTATCTCGTTCTTCGGGTGGTAGCTCGTCTATTGCTCGTTGTAAGTCTTCTGCTGCACCAGTAAATGCCTTTTCAATATCACCCCGTCCAGCAAACATTTGACGGATACCGGCGGTATCTAATGCATTCTTTCCTTTATTTTTAACTTGACCTTTGTTACGTGCAAAATATACACGACCGTCTTTGACCGTGAACATAATATTTTGCCCATCAAGTTTTTCCGTAACTGGCGCTTCCGCATCTAATTCTCCAACCAATCCACGGGTAATCATTTCTTTGATATCGGCAAACGACAACTCGTCGTCTTCATATGGATGTGCCATATGTCCCGCTGCCCCACCCTCGCTGATAAGAATCCAATTGTCGTATGGAACATTTCCTTCTAATAATTCTTCAAGATATACGTAATTTTCGTTTTTCTTATCACGTCCATGGTCTTTCTTTGCTAAACGCCATGAACCACCATTTGGGCCGTTCGGATGATGGACATCGTGGTTTTTCATCTTAGCTTTTCCGTGTTTTTTAACAGCTTTTGCACGGTCGCGATTGCGTGCTACACGGTCTTTGACTGTATCCTTCAAATACTTACGAACTTTTTCTGGATGACGACGGTAGTACCGACGAACGCGTTCCGTACTGGAATCCGCCTCTCTAAGTTCTTCGTCATCTACTGGACCAATAGAATTTGGATATACCAACCCAGACCCTTGTATTTCTCCAACAGCGCCACCGTCCCCTCCCGCAGTTCCTGCGGTGGCGTCTGCACTTGGTGCATTAGATGGAATTTCCGCCGGGGGATTATCCTTCATATATCTATCCCACACCGGAGCATAATGTAATCCCCAGACCTTTGCTTGTTTACACTTCTTTCTGATTTGATTACCCGAGTCCGTTGGATGTATGGTACATGCCTTTCTTTTCTTTTCATCCAATGTATGTAAACGACGATTAAACTCATTTATATGAGTTTGTTCGTGTGATATCGACTCAAATAATTTATTTATATGTTTAAATTTCACGGCAAAGTACCCATATCAATGTTTGAACCGGTAAAGAATGTAGGTATAGACTGAATATTTACATCTGTTGAGTTACTGTTGATATCAAGAAACTCTATTTTATGTTGTAAGTAATCATTATAATATTCCGTATTTGGAACCAAAAATTGTACTTCATCTGGTGCAAATAATTTGTCAGATGCCGGTTTTAACGAAATATTTGAAAAGTTCCAAAATCCATTAGTGATAACAAAACGAATACCAACAGAACCACCTCCAACCAATGCTGGAGTAAAGTTAAATTGTTTTGCTTGATAACGTTGTACAGACGTACCAGTATTTACTTGTAATGTTCCAATTTTTTGACCTAACGGATTATTGTCAATAATAGCAGAACCACTTACTCCTATAATATAAATATCAACAAGTGGTGGTTCACCAATTAAATTATACGACCCCGAGACATTTTTGTAGTACGCATCTAATTCTAACGTGTATTCAGACGTTGGGAACACTGTTACAGGTGTTATAGTTCCTATGAAATATCCACTACTTGACACATTAGAAAAAACACTTGCCGTTGTTTCCGATATAATAAGTGGGGAACTGGCCGTTACAGGAACATCTGCATAAATTGACCGTAATAATACAGAATCGTTTGTATATACTGTGTACGGTGTTACTGTGTTTGAAGAATTATAATATGCCGTGGACCCCGATATAGGGTACGTTACATTTGACGATGATATAAACAATCTATCGGAATACCAGTTGTTAGATGCCGTTGGTGTAATACTAAAATCTCCAATCGGTAAATCTCCTCGAATTGAACTAGTCACCAACAATTCTTCTGTTACTGTTGGCATATCTGCTATGAGCTTGTATGTTGAAGTATTAGTATAAACTCTACTATATACCCGTGACTTAAATATTTCCCCACTTACTGTTTTTAAATTTACCAGTCGTAGTTTAGCATAGGAAATCGGAATGTTTGTATTTATAATACTCAACTGTCCGTAATTTAATAACGTTGATGAGGTTATATTTGCGGTACTATTGAACACCGACGTTTGATAACTACCACTAGTTAGATATATTTTATCTACGATTCTATTATCAGTTGTTTTAATTACGTATCCTTCACTAAATGCGGTAGTAGTATTTAAAATATCTGTTATAGGTAAATTTACGTTTGCCGGAACACCGTCAATAGTAATAGACCCTGTAAGTATTGCACCATAGTATGCAGCTGAAAATGTGGTAGGTGCTACGGCAGATATTAAATATCCTTTTATAAAACTAGAGTATAGTAAAGGAGACAGGTTTACATCAAATGGTATATTAACGGTAGCAAAGGATGACGTATCGACATCATAAAAACGTTTTTCTTCCACATATACAGTTGGTACATCTAATAACTTTAACTGTGATGTGTTTCTTAGATTTGGTTCGACCAACACCTGTCGTACCCACCGAACATTAAACTTATCTTGCCAATTTAATGGGATAGGTTGTCCGTCAACTGTACTTGTTGCCGTTCCTAGTAAAATAATGGTACAGTATCCAGAAGCTACTGTGTCATATATTTCCACCGATATCATGCGGGATGTACCTTCTATATACTTTTGAACTGGGTTATGGTATATGGTATTCCCGTTTGCATCCAGTATCTCTATAAGAACATTTGACAAATTTTTTAATGCAGAAGACCCACCCACCAAAAACGAATTTCTACCCCCAGTAAATACTTGGGGTAGATTCGTCACGTTAAAATATTGAGAATTTGGTGTTCTATCCTCAATATATACGTCATATTTTGCTAAATTTCTTGGTTGTAAAGTCTTTCTAGTCTTTGGCATAAACTCTCGTTTAAAGTCCTAACTCAATATAAATAGTTGAGTTAGACATTAATATACGAGAATCCGTCCTCCCGTTTAATTTCAATTACCTTGTCTACCATATCCCGAGCAGTATCCAAATGACTAATAAGGACGATGAAATCAAATTGTGACTTCAGGATACCCATCATCGTACCCATAGAACTGAGGTTTTCTGCGTCCAGAACCCCCAATCCTTCGTCAATAATCATAAAGTTGGGTTTCGGGAGATTGGATGCGTTCAACAAAGCCACACGGATAGCGAGACTACTGATGAATCGTTCCATTCCCGATGAGTTTTCCAACGGCCAGATACGTTCGTGGTCATAGTTCAATTTTCCGACAATATTCTTGCCATCCACTTCAAGAGAGATGGTAAATTCCACAATCTGGGTCAGGATATTGTTGATTTCTGCCTCAATTGCGGGTATAGCACGGGACATCAACTCATACGGAATACCGTCACGACAGACCGCTTCCATATAATACTTGTAAGCCTCGTAGGTGTCTTCAAGTTCTTCAGCTTCCTTGATTTGATTCATAATATCAGTCTTGGTCGCTTCCAACACCTTGATTTCACCGTGAAGTTCCCGAAGTTCTTTCTCTAACTTATCAACTTCCTTTTTGTTGACCGCAATATCCTTAAGGACGCCTTGAATACGTCCCTCTATAATCAGATTATGTTTGATACTTTCTTCATTTACCTTATGTAATTCAATGTCCTTCTCAATCTGTTCCCGATTGCGGTCACACTTTTCAATACTAGTAATCAACTTCTGGATTTCCAGTTCTATTCCACTTGCCTTTTTTTGGAACTGTTGAATTTCGTTTTGTAACTTTTCATAATATGCGCACAGGTTAACCTTATCAACCAACGGTTCCATTTGTTGTTTGATTTCGTTGACCGCATCATTTTGTTTGGATTGAAGTTCCCACAAGTCAATCAATTCGTGGGTAACCGTCTCCATATCTTCAATAATTGACTTGTTGTTTTCTACGCAGACGTTACAATCTGGATTATATTTGTAACTTTCCA